AAGTGTCTATGGATCAACCTTGATCGATTTCCTGAACGTAGGAAATACATGGAAGATCAATTTGCATATTGGGAAATAAAAGATCATCATCGTATCGCAGGTATTGATGGTAAAGAAGATGATCCCACTTCATATTTGAAAGGAACTATTCCTCATAATATGAACCAAGGTGAGATTGCTTGTGTCCTTTCTCACCTAACTACAATCAAATATTTTTTATATGAAACAGATCTTCCTGAAATTATGATCATGGAAGATGATGTAGATCTTTCTACTGCTAAACATTGGAATTTTACTTGGAAAGAAGTTAGGAAAAGACTTCCTATCAACTTTGATACCTGTCAGTTTACAATTATCAATCCCAATGGTATTACACTAAAATTACACCATAGATTTATCAATGATTTTTCTGCTGCATGTTATTTGATTACAAGGCATCATGCGGAAAAGATTTTTAAACTCCATAACAGGGGATCTTGTTGGAAGATTGATCAGAACATCAAACCAAGAGCTGTATCTGAAGATCTAATTCTTGATAGTGGTAAAGGATATTCTACTCCACTATTTAATTATAGACTTGATCTTGGATCTGCAATTCATGAAGAGCATATTGATATTTTCCATAAGGATAGTAGAAATGCTCTTGCAGAATTTTGGGAACTTCAAGGTCCAGAACAAAATGTAGATCAAATTATGGAACTTGATGAATATTGTGGTAGAATACCACCACAGGTATACCTAAATCAACAACAATGAAACTTATAGATCACATCGGTATTTTTGAAAACGCTGTCCCAGATGACATGTGCGATATACTTATTCGTGCATTTGACGGATGGATGAATGAAAAAATGACACCCGAGGTAAAAAAATGGACATCTTCTGGTGAAGAACAGTTTCCTGATGGAGACATGAGTAGAAAAGATGAGCAGTTATATCTAGAATGTGTTGATTTGAAATTGGCAATGCAGTTAAATGTATTCATCGGACAATGCTTTGAAGAATATGCAAAGCAGTATAAGGGTATTGTCCAGAATAATGACCCAGTTTCGTCATGGACAACCAAAGTTCAAAAGACTGTAGCTGGTGGTGGTTATCATAAGTGGCATTGCGAAAACGGTGTCTTTATGTATCGTGATCGTGTTTTGACTTGGATGATATATCTAAATGATATTCCACCAGAGAACGGAGGTGCTACAGAATTTCTCTATCAAAAACTAGCACTCCATCCAAAGAAAGGAACAGTCGTTCTTTGGCCAGCTGCATACACACATATGCATCGTGGAGGATTTTTGACTGGACCTATTGATAAATATATTGCAACAGGTTGGTTTGTTAGAGAACCTGGAGCAGTAAACAATAAACTATTATCTGAACTGTGATCATTTACACCTGTATTACGAATGGATATGATAGTATTTCTGAGAATAATTATTACGATCCAGACGTTCGATATGTGTGTTTTTATGATGGAAAATTAGAAAAAAAAGGTCCTTGGGAATTCATCAAACTTAATTTAGATATTGAGTGTCCTGTAAGAAGGTCTTATCATCCAAAACATCTTCCACATCATTATTTTGATGAGGGAGCATTGACAGTATGGGTAGATGGTTGTTATGTTCTTACCAAAGAATTCACTGAATTCTCTAAAGAAATTTTTTTAGAACATGATTTTTGTTTACAAAAACATCCAGATCAAAGATCTTTATTAGCTGAGTTTTCTAAACTATATTTTCAAGGATTTTCTACAGCAGATGAAATTCTTGAGATGGCATTAAAGATAAAAGAACTTGGATATACTTTGCTTGACTACCACCAAACAATCAATTGTGCTATTTGGAGAAAGATTTGCCCTACAGTCAATGCTTGGAATAATCTTTGGCGTGAATGGTATGATAATGGCGTCAACAGAGATCAGATATCTAGTTCTGTAGCAGAATTTCTTGTTTCTAAAAATTATAAATCTCCTCTTCGATATGTTGTAAATAAAGTTTCTCCACAACTAGACTTCAAACTTAGCATCACCAGGGAAAAAGAGTATAAGGAATCATATACTCTTCATAAAATTCCAGTGATGAAAGAAAGAATTGCATTACTGGATAAACTAAAAGAAATTTTTGGTGAACCAGTTGATACATTTACTGTCAATAGAATGTATGCCTGTGTAAGATATACACCATTTGAACTCAATGATTATATTGAGAAAAAGGATATGGTTGTTTATACATGTATTACAAATGGGTATGATGAGTTTGTTCCACTAAATCACTATGATCCAGATGTGAGATATGTTTGTTTCCATGACGGAACAATTGATACAACAGTAGGACCGTGGGAATACATTGACATTAGAGATTATCACCAAGAAAAATGTCCTCGTAGGTTATCATTTTTCCCTAAAGCCAATCCTCATATCTGGTTCCCCAATGGGACAAATACAATTTGGATTGATGGATGCTATCAACATACTAGAGAATTTATCAATAGAAGCCGAGGATGTTTTCCTTTTACAATGCTAAGACATGCATCAAAGTTTTCATACTTTGATGAAATGCTAGAAGGATTTACTTGTGCATTCTTTTCATACGAAGATGCAATTCATCTTACAAAAGAATTGAAGAAAATAAATTATAACTTTAGAACATATGGAAGTCCTTTGGGAACTATTGTGTGGAGAACCATGAGTGATCAAATGACAGAGTTCAATAAACTGTGGTATGAATGGTCTCTTGTTGGGTGCAATAGAGATCAAATATCTTTTGACGTTGCATTGAGACTTTCAAATGTAGATTTACCATCAGTGTATGAGCATAGAGAACACTCAGGTATTCCTTTAGGATATTTCAATAAAAAGGGAAGGAAAGGAATGCATCCACAAAGAGGTGATAAAAGTCAATATTTAAGACAAGAAGAATTTTTGAATGATTTAGAAAATCTAACTGGTTTGAACCCTAAATTATATACAGGATATCCAGCTCATGATTTTTATATGAAAGTTTATGGTATTATAGAATGATCATTTACACTTGTATTACAAACAACTATTGTGAACTTCCTGAGATTGAAGATCTTGGACATCAGTACATTTGTTTTCATGACGGTACTGTTGAACCCAAGTCTCCTTGGGAATTGAGAGACATCAAATACAAACATGATAATCCCGTTGTATTATCAAGACATCCAAAGATTTTATTTTATGAATATTTTGATGAACCATGTGTATATGTAGATGCTTCTAGATTGCATCTTATAAACAATGAACAGTTTTTTAATTTGTCCGATGTTATTTTAACAGAAGAAGAACTGCTTGTGATGGATCACCCTGGACAACATAATTATTTTGAAGAGTGTTTGGAATATTATTTAAGATCTTGGGTTGATGAAGAAAGAATTTTTTCATTTACGCAAAAATTGAATATCTTACAATATGATTTTTTAAATCATGATACAATTTTTGCATGTATATTATGGAGAACCCCAAACGAAGAAACAATAAAGTGGTCTAAACTTTGGTGGGAAATGTACTCGGGATGGGGTCCTAGGGATCAACTATCAGGGACTGCTTCTTTAAAATTATCTGGAATTAACCATACTAGAGAACATCCAGCATTAATTATTTCACAATTCGCATTTTATAGGGATTGGTGGAATGATCTTTCAGGAAGATCAGGAGAATATAGTTCAACTATTTCTTCTAATTGGGATTGGAGAAAATTTATTGATATGTTATCAAAATATTCTGGTATTGATTGTAGAAATAAAATTAACTTAGAAAGCATAAAGTACGTATCTTCTTTCAAAGGTGTTGGTAAAATTTATAATGAAATGATTAATTCTTTTGATTATAAAATTACTAACGATTTGAAAAAAAATGAAAATCAAATTAAGGCACATGAATTTCATATAAAGGAGATGAATAAGATAAGGGATGTAAAGTTTACTGTTTATAGTTGTATTACTAACAATTATGACAATATACCCGATGAAAATTATTATGATCCAAATGTAAGATATGTCATGTTCCATGATGGAACGATTGATACTACTAAATCTCCTTGGGAATATATTGATATAAGAGATTATTGTGATTTAGAATGCCCTAGAAGGTTATCTGCTTTTCCAAAAATAAATCCCCATAAATTGTTTGAACCTGGTGAACACACAGTGTGGATAGATGCTTGTTATATTCAAACTAAAGAATTTATAGAATTTTCAAAAACTATTTTTCCTACAAAAGGAGTAACAACATTAGAGCATTGTTATAGATTTTCATACTATGACGAAATGCTTGAAGGATTTATGTGCGGATTTTTTTCATACGAGGATGGAATTGAACTGACAAAAAAATTATCAGAAACTAATTATAACTTCAAAGATTATGTTAGCCCTTGCTGTACAATTGTTTGGAGAACAATCAGAAATACAAAAAAATTCAACGATTTTTGTGACTTATGGTGGGAATGGTCTTTGATTGGATCTAACAGAGACCAACATTCATTTGATGCTGCACGACAGTTTACTGAGATACATGTAACTCGTGTACAAAACAAACCACCATCAACAATTGCTGGTGGAATTGATTTAAAATTTGATCTGAAAAATAAAAATAGAAAAGGAAAACATCCTAAACGAGGATCAAATTCTCAATGGAAACGAAGAGATGAATTTCTAAAAGAAATGCAATCATATACAGGATTAAGTCCAAGAATTTACGCAAAGCATGAGCACATAACAATGATGGATTGGAATAATGTTTTTGAAGATGAAATTGATAGGCAGAAGTATACAATTCAATCATCAACAATGAGAAATTTATCTCATCAACGAAGCTTATGGGGAAACACAAAGTCATTGAACGATGCTATATGGTCAGAACATAGGGATAGTTCTGAAGGTAAAAAAATAGCAGATATGATTGAAAAACTAAAGTCTCGTGATTGATGAGTATTTATACGCATTGACTGTCAGCGAATTCTGATATATGATAAATAATGTGAAGAAATGGAAACATTTCTTAACATAATTAATCCCACAATTACTCGGAGTTTTAAATGACTGCAACCATCGCTCAACAGCGTGGCAGCAACATTTGGCAAGAGTTCTGTGAATGGGTAACCTCAACTGACAATCGTTTGTATGTTGGTTGGTTCGGAACGCTAATGATTCCTACCCTTCTCGCAGCAACTATCTGCTTCATCGTTGCTTTCATCGCTGCGCCTCCCGTCGATATCGACGGTATCCGTGAACCAGTTGCAGGTTCACTAATGTACGGAAACAATATCATCTCTGGTGCTGTTGTTCCTTCGTCCAATGCTATTGGACTTCACTTCTATCCCATTTGGGAAGCTGCTTCACTTGATGAATGGCTTTACAACGGTGGACCTTTCCAACTGATTGTATTCCACTTCTTGATTGGCATCTACGCTTATATGGGTCGTGAATGGGAACTGTCCTATCGTCTCGGAATGCGTCCGTGGATTTGTGTTGCTTACTCTGCACCTGTTGCTGCTGCTAGTGCAGTATTTCTTGTTTATCCTTTTGGTCAAGGTTCTTTCTCTGATGCTATGCCTCTGGGAATTAGTGGTACGTTTAACTACATGCTTGTCTTCCAGGCAGAACACAACATTCTAATGCATCCTTTCCACATGCTTGGAGTTGCTGGTGTGTTCGGTGGTTCTCTGTTCAGTGCAATGCACGGTTCTCTGGTTACTTCCTCACTGGTTCGTGAAACGACTGAGAACGAAAGTCAGAACTATGGTTACAAGTTCGGTCAAGAAGAAGAGACTTATAACATCGTTGCTGCTCACGGTTATTTTGGTCGCCTTATCTTCCAATATGCCTCGTTCAATAACTCCCGTTCGCTGCACTTCTTCCTTGCTGCTTGGCCTGTTGTTGGTATCTGGTTCACTGCTCTTGGTGTTAGCACCATGGCATTCAACCTGAATGGTTTCAACTTTAACCAGTCCATTCAAGATAGTCAGGGTCATGTAATTAATACATGGGCAGACATTCTTAATCGTGGTGGTCTTGGTATGGAAGTAATGCATGAACGTAACGCCCATAACTTTCCACTAGATCTTGCTGCTGCTGA